TACTATACATCTTTCTATATTTATTTTCTTTGGTTCAGAATAATCATCTGTCCAGAATAACATTCCATCTAAAACATTAATTCCAGTAATATATCTAGTGGGTGTAGTTCCATAAGCACCTTCGAAATTAAGTAATCTTTTACTTTTAAAAGTAGCAATATCATCTGCCTCGTGATGAATGGGAGTTGAAGTATATATCCTCCAATCAGTTGGAGATGTTCCGGTATCTTTTTGTATATCTGTCACAGTAACGTTGTCATTCATACTAACCGCGTACATAGCGCCAGCTGCTATTGAATTTCCATTTGGCGCAATAAACGTAGCTCCACTATTGTTAGTAAAAGTACCAGTTACCTTCATTCCTCTTCTTATCCCCGTTATATTTACATTGGTACCTCCATCTATAATGTGAAGATGTTCAGCACTACCATGACCATCGTTAGTACAAGCTGCCCGAACTTTATATATATCAACTAAAACATATTTATAATCTTCTTCTTGAACATCGTATTCTATAATATAATCTTTCCAAACCGTTAAGGTAAAATCATCATCATGTGTAATAGATTCACCATTTTTAGGTCCAGCTACAAACCAATATATTTTATCTGTTTTTGTATCTGCAATAGAACCTACACACGTACTACCAGCGGGGAATATACTAGTTAAAGCAGTATTACCAAGAATTGTTTGCACTGTACCAACATTAGATCCTTCAGAAGTATTTACCTCGATATTTAACGCATCTCTATACTCAGTAGGCGGAACAAGTCTTTCGTCCATATCCTTATTCATCTTACTCCCAGAGAAGGTTCTCTTTATTTCCGCCATTTAATTTAGTGTTTAATCCATTTAGATTTACCTCTCATTATTTGAGCAAGTTCATCTATTTTTAAATTTGATAATCTTAATTTAGCTTTTCTTTGTTCTGCAAATCTTTCTTTCTTCAATAGTTGTATCATGTTTGGATTACTATCGTTTCTAGCACTTAATAATCCATAGGCCATATATTTATATATTGCTTCTTCTGCAAATTTATGTATTTTAGTATTAGTTAAACTCAACGCGCCGCCGGTAGTAACCATACCATCGCTAATATATCTTAGTACTAATGTTTTACCTGATAAGTTAGAACTAAAATGAAATTTACCAGCAGATTCATCTATATAAAAACTACCATTAACTTGGGAGTTCTCTGGGCTTAACCCATGTCTACCTCCCATGCTAGGCCAGTATGTATCATCTTCGTAATCATCAATAACACCAGTTGAAGTTGTTGATTCGTAGTTAGATCGTGTATCAGAACTTTCATCTGGAGTACCGTCGTTTGCTGTTGTAGCATCAAATCCACCGTGAGAAGTTATTGTATTACTTTCTTTAGCTGGATTAGAAGTAAATCTAGTTGGATATATAATACGTTCTATACCCGCGCTATCGCTCCAAGATAACTTTACGTAATTGATATAATCATGGGGCATAACTAATATTAATTGTGAAGGTACTACTATCTCCCAATCTTTCTCTGATCTCAAGGTATCGTAACTCAACTCTTGCATTCCTCTTATAGCAAAAAAAGTAACATCTGTATCTAAAACTTTTTCACATATTTTTCCCTTTCCAACGTAAGTAGCTTTAAATGATTTAATAATCTCATCTAAACTTATAAATTGATAATTACCATGATCTCCAGACGAATCATAATATGTACTAGTATTTACGTATGTTAATCCCATTTATTTATTGTTTTTGTGTTTGTGATTCAGTAGTTTCTTTTTGTGTTGCTATTTGAACTAACCCAGGTTTATTAATTATAATCCCAGCTAATTCTAATATTTTAAATACTAAACTATCTTCTTCTGATTTATGTAATTCTAAATTTACAGATGTGTTACTATTATATAAAGCTTGTTCGTTTACAACTACATATCCCCAATCAGCAGTTTTAGGTACTCTAAAGGTTTCTACTGTAACGCCTGAAGTTTTTTCTGTAGAAGATCCAGCGTAAACAACTATATCTCTATCTGAAACTCTATTATCAGTATATATAGGATCGGTGTCAATCATATGTCTTTCGGAATTTTTAAGTCTTTCAGCTTCATTTACAGATACCTTACGACAAACTTGGTCGTTATAAAATACTCTACCAGTTTGAAAGATATCATAAGCTACACTACTAACAGTAGTAGTTTCAGGGAAGGTGTGTCCACTTGTGACAGGTAAACTTTCTTTAAAAGTAACCAACTTTCTATCTATTAATTCAGATATATTAGTCTCGTCTGTCTCTGGATTTACTATTGGTTCTAATCTTTCTCTTACATTTTTATCATAAAAGTAAGATTCAAATATAGATATTTGGGCTTGATTAGCCATCAAGTTAAATTCTTGAGGAGTAACGTATCCTCTTTGTTCTTTATTAGCTATTGCTAAAACTCTTTGGTATACTGTATCTATACTTATTGCCATATGTATTTTATTTTGTATTTGCAATCGCCCCGTAGAGCGACTGCATCTACAAGTTGATTATTATTTTAATCTTTTTTCAATATTAGAGTAAATCTCCATACCTTCGTCAGTCTTAAACCAAGCGGCTAAAGCTGAATATGGGTTTTCATCAAATGGAACTGTCATCAGTTTTCTACCTGTGCTACTCCATTCAAACGTTCTTTGATCTTGAGATAATTTGATAAGATTTGCTTCTGCTGCTTTTATACCAAAATTTCTAAGCTGAACATTGTCATCTGTAACTAATTCTAAGAATAATTTAGGTTTCTTCTTAGCGAACAATAGTAAATCACGTTTAATCTCCTTAGAACTCATGTTTGCTACCTTAGAACCGATCTCTACACGCATCACCGCTTCCATCATATCAATATCTAAGTTGTTTGCCGCATTCATAGCTGCTACTTCAAATTCTAACCAATCTAATTGCGATTCTGCTTGTTTAACTGGTTTAAATTCTCTAAATAGTTTATCTCTATGAGGATGGTATAAAGATAATAACTTTTGTAAAACTGTTTTAGTTCTTGGTACTATAAGAACGCCTGCTCTAAAAATTATATGTTCTAATCTCTGATCACCTTTCATCTCGTCAACAAAAGGAGTTCTTTGGTTCGAAGTATATTTTAGTTCTCTTTCATACCCTTTTTCTTCATCAAAATAATGAATATTCGCTGATTTAACAATATAAGTTAGTGGTTTCATACCACCGTTTAAAAAATATGTTCTATCTTTTATTTCCCATATTTCTTTTGGTTGTTCTACAACCTCTTTTGTTTCTTCTTGTTTCTTTGCCATAATATAATATATAATAAAATTAATAAAATAAAAGGACCGAGGCCGAAACCTCGGTTCTTTTAATATAAATAATGCTTACTTCATTAACATGAAGTTATTAGCACCTTGAGTAATTAAACATCTTTCAGATAAGTAATGTACTTGCATTGCATCTAAAGCAGATGTAGTAGCTCCAACAGAACCGGTAGTCCATGTTTTCATTTTTCTACTTTCTGTTTGAGAAGCTCTGTACCTTACATGTAAGAAAGGACGTTTAAGGTTTTTACCTAAAGACTGGTCGTAAACAGTAGATGTACCAGCTGGAACAATAACTCCTCTAAGTGGAGCTACGGCATCTCTAGAATTAATACTACCTCTAGTTGCCTTGTCATTTAAGTATCTGAAATCAGACTTGTAAAAGTCATAAGAACCTCTTCTGAATCCAGAGAAACCTAAGTTAAGCGCCATATCTTCTTCGTTGTCGAATACTCCATAAGAAGTACCTCCAGCTCCGTAAGAATTCATAGAAGCTAACATGTCATCCATAGCTAGAGACGAAGCTCTATTTACAAACATCATATTTTCTTCAATTGCGCCTTGATTATCAAACTCTGCTAAGATAGCGTCGAACTCAGCTAAATCAGTAGCAGCGTTAACACCAGTAATACCAGTTGTGATATTTCCTCTTGTTTCAATAGCTGCGAATAAACCTTCAGTACCAATAGTATTACCAGCAGTTAAACCACCTTGTCCAGCATCAGCGTCAGTGTCAGTGTCAGTTGCTGTACCTTTAACAGCTTCTAACATAGTCATTTCTAAATAATCAGTGAATCTAGCTCTAGTATCACCTTCAGCTTTTAAATACCAAAGATATCCACTTTGACCTTCTTCACCTGAAATTTCAACCCAACCAATTTGAGACGTATCAGATCCTGAGATCTCATAGTAATCTTTTATAATAATTGGTTTGTTGCTAAATGAAGTGTGAGTTGGTCTAACGTTTCCATAACCAGCTGTTGCTGATGTTGATGTTCCTAATACACCACCTTGATCACCAACACCTTTACCAAATTCAGAACCAATAACTAGCAACGTACAAACGTCTGCAGTACCTGTTCCAAACGCATCGGTATCTTGAATATCGTTGTGTTCATATGGATGACAAGTAGCAACTGTTGCACTTACATTTGTAACATTACACTTAATAGAACCTTCAGCGGTAGCTACGATAACCATATCGTTAATTCTAACACCGTGTTCTCCAGAAGCGATAGTGTTACCATCGATATCCGTAGTAACGCCAGCACCACCACCTGCGATAGTAACTTCGTTATTAGTACAATTAACTGTACCTATATATGATAGGTGTAATCTACCTTGCTCGGACCAAACAACTTGGTCAGAAGCCATAGACTCTTCAGCTCCTACTTGTGAAAGAAATCCTGAGATAGTTCTGTTACCGAATACTTCAGCTTCTTTTTCCATAAGATCTGGTAAAAATTGTTGGCCCCAGTCGTTACCTGAGCCACTTGTAAAATCTATGTAGTTTGAAGATAGTGTTGCTTTTTTCGAAGCAGGTACACTATTCAGACTACCATCGACTCCCGTGTGACCGGGACCCGGATTTGATATTGCCATTTTTTTTAATTTTTAAATTGTTATTTTTTTCTTTTAATTTTAAATTTAAAATCAGCAGAATTATCACCTAACGCCCTTACTTTCATACCACCCGATTCAACTATGTTACCATGTTGTTGTCTTGGGTCCATATCAATGTTTTTGGATTTAGCAACGCTTTCTTTCAAAGCATCAACTTTACCCTGTTCGTAAAAGTGATTAGCGATAGCATCAGAATTCATAGCGGTGTATAAAGCTTTGTGGTAACCCTTAGCGTCTTCCATTTGATTATCTTTGTTCAAAAACTTTTTGACAAAGTTATTAATGTTACTTTGGGTGCTTTTTACGCTATCAGCATCTTTAACGTTAAATCTGTATCTTTTGTCTCCAACTTCATATTCAAAACCTTTGAACTTGTCGTTAAAAACATTATCAGTTTTATTTAAAAATGTTGATTTAGCTTGCTTCTGTATCTTCTGATTCTTCTCTGATTCTTCATTGTACTTATTGAAGGTTTCAATTGCGTTTTGTTGATCTGAAGTTAACTTACTCCCCGCTTTGATATCTTCATAATATCTGGATTTAAACTCTTCCAGTTGAGTTTTAGCGTTGGCAACTTGCTCTTTTAACGCTAATTTTTTTCTTTTAATATCTTTTTCCTCATCTACTTCTTCGTCAAATGAAAATTGATCTTCCATTAAAAAGTCTATTTCATCGTTTTCTAGATGTGGTTTTGCTTTTTGATAGTATTCTTTTAATAAAGTATGGTTATCCATTTTCGAATAATCCCTATTCAAATTAACATAATCATTCAAATCCCCACCTGTATCTTCCATAAAGCTCATTAGCTTTTGAACGTTATCAGGTAACTTTACTCCAGTCTCTATTGATTGCTCTATTTCTTTTTCTACAACTTCTGCCACTTCTTCAACTTCGTCTGTTACCTCTTCGATAACTGGTGTTTCAGTTATTTCTGTTGAGACTTCTTCTGGAACTTTTATTTCTTCTACTGGAGTTGAAGTGTCTACTTTTGTAATTTCTTCAGCTTTTTCTTTAAGTTCATTAAGATCTACTTTAACTACCTCAGGAGTTTCTTCGAACTTTTTAACCCTTGGTTTCTTTACTTTAATTTTTCCAACCGTTTCATCTATTTCTGGTTGTTCAGTAGTCTTTTCAACTACAACTTCTTCTTTCTTTTTTCTTGCCATAATATAATATAATAATAATTAATAATTTGTTTGTTTACTTAGGTTCAAATGCGCCTAACCTCATTCCACCTCCAAGCACATCGTTACCAGAAGATTCGAATGGTTTTTCTTTTAGTGTTTCTCTTTCGTTCATTAAATCTTTTTGTTGTTTCCCAGTAATAGCTTGTCTACGATCAGTTCTATCTTCTCTATTACTATCTCTTAGAGTTTCGTGATCAATATCCATGCCTTTGAGTTTCATATTTATTTCAAACTCATGATCCATTAAAGATCTCTTGACTTCAGCCTCAACTTGAAGCGTTTGTTGCTTCATCTTTGCTTTTGCTTGTTCTATTTGCACTTGGCTTTGAACCATAGCGTTTTGTTTATCAACCTCCGCTTGAGCCATAGCTTGTTGCTGTGCTGCGTTAGCCTCTGCTTGGGCTTTCATGTTTTCTTGTGCTATTTGTTGTTCCTTCTGTTGTTTCTTTTTTCTTCTTAACTTTAGTAGTTGATTAGCAAGTTTTATATTTTTGATTTCTCTAAGATCAATAGCATCTTCTAAATCTATAGATTGTTGCGCCAACGCTCCTTGTATATTGTTTTCTAGAATTTGTTTTTGCTCTTCATCAGGATCTAATTCTAAAAATATACCAAAGTCGTATAAATGTAATTCTGCCATTTCTTCTAATGTCGCAACGTTGTGTGCTCCAATAGCCTGTATAAACGCATCTTTTGTTGGTGAATATTCTATAATATCAGATATTCTAAGAGATAAAGCTTCGCATACTTCTGCTGATAAAAATAATCCCGCATTTAATATGTGTCTAGTTGCAGTGTTAGAATTCGCTGCCGCTATCTTTTGTACTCCAACTAACGATCTTTCATCTGGCATACTACCATCTCTAGCTTCATTTAATCCGGTTGTATCTCTGATCATTTGTAAATAATAGTTATACGTACCGATTAAACTTTGCATTTTTTGTCCACCTCCTGATTGAATTTCTTGGATAGGCATTTTGCCTGGATTTTGATCACCATCAGCTGTGAAACTCCTACCTATAATACTACCTGTTTGAAAGAACATGTTTAAAGCTTCTTGTGGATTATAGTTTGTTCCATTCCCTAAATCTATTTCTGCTAATCCATCTGCGTCTAGATAAATTCCATCAGGAGTTATTCTAGACATTACTTGTTGGAGTTTCAAATGTGTAAGTTGAATCATGTCAGCAAAACCCGTTACTCTACTAACTATACTTTCTATTCTTCCGTTATACATTCTAGGTGCTACAATGTTATAATTCATTTTGACTTTAGTAAAATCACTTTTAGTCCTCATCATATTCCTAGCTTTCTCCCATTTAAGTAATTTATCTGTACCTAAAATTAAAGCTCCTTCGTATAAACACTCTACTTTTCTATCTAATTTACTAAAATCACCTTCTTTATTTTCAGGTGGATTAAAAGAATCGTCTTTTTCTATAGCTTTATCTCCTCCAGTACCAGTTTCTTTCATTTTATAAACTTCATTTACGAAAGTTTTGTAATTAAAATAAAGTATACTTATTTTGTTTTTATCATTATCATCATTGCTAAAACGTTGTCTAACACTTCTTGCCGCTCCTTTGAAATTATTTTTATCTATATCTTCTAAATCTTCGTTTGTTAAATCTGGAAACTGTTTAACAAGTTCGTTGATCGGGATTTCTTTAATTTCTCCTACATAATAAATATCTTCAAAATATGGAGAATCAGTATAAGAATAAACCAAATTAGCAGGATCAACATAGTCAATCACTACTCCTTCTGATTTATTAAAAGATGTTTTCACTGCTGCTATACCTAATACTGTTAAATCATAATGCAATCTTTTTTTCGTTAAGTTGTATTTATTTCCTTTTAATAAAGTATTTATAGCTTGTTCCTCTGCTATTTCTACAGCTTGTTTATAATTCAGCTGCATGTGTAAAGCTAGTTCATCTTCATTCTCAGGTAGATCTTCTTTTTTTGTTCCAGATTCAGAAAGATCCATATTCATAAGATTTTGAGCCATTTCGTTAAACTCCGCGGTATCCATATCTTTTTGTATAGATTCCATGTATTTAGTTCTTTTGTCGACTCCAAAAGGATCTTGTGAATATGCTTTAACATTGAATAGTCTTTCCGTCATACCGTTCACAACTATATCCACAAACTTAGGTATAATAGGTACTGGTTTCCAATCTAAATTTAAATATGATAAATCACCATTAATAGATAGCTCATCTTTATATTTTTGTATACTCTGCTCACCTCTAGCATATAACCGTAGTTGATGAAATCTATTAGAATCTGTTAAATATCTATTATATCCAGACCCATCAAACCATTCGTTTTCTATAGCTCGAGCAACTTCTAAACCATATTCTTTACTAAGTTTTTCCTGATCACTAACTACTTGACTTGGGAAGTTTGTGTTACTTCTTCTCATATTATTCTTTAATTAATTTTGATATACTACCTTTATTTTGATATCGTCCCACGTTTAAGTTTATTGGTTGTTTTTCAATTTTTGCATTTGGAGCGTATAAATTTCTATTACACCCCATAATCGCTAATCCAGAACTAATGGATGCGTCAAATTTTGTTCTTTTTGTTATATCAAATTTACTCCAATCGTTTAACGTCCTGTTAAAATACATGTTCCCCCATTTTTGATTGCCTAAATCTCCTACATATTGCTGTATATACATTTCAATAGCCGCGGCGTGAGCTTGTTTTATATCTTCACTTGAATTAGGAATTCCACCAATTTCTTTTTCTGTTACAGATAATTTATTCCAAACTTTATCTGGTCTATTCATTGAGTATCCTCTATAACCACGTCTTCTTAAATAATATAATAATCGAGGTTTGTTATTCTCACAAAGAAGTGGCATTCCATAAAATACCAAAGCCATTAAAACGTCTTCGAAAAATATTTCAGCAGTTTGAGGTCTAGCTATATATTCTAAAAAAAATTGATTTGGTGGGGCGTCTTCCATGCTAAATTTAGTAAGCCCATGTAATGCTCCGTTAGATCCTCTTCTATCTACTGTCCCAGATATATCATATGAATCACATCCAAAAGCTCCCATGTGTTCATTAGCAGGATATTTAATCCCGTTCTTTATTATAATTTTATTTTGTATATGCGTAGGTGGTACCCAACTAATTTTAAACCTACCTTTTTGATCTGGATAAAATATAACTTGTGTGTCTCTTATACCATTCACCCATTGAAAATTTCCAGTACTTACAACTGCTGAATTTCTTATACCTTCGTTATAATCTATTTGATCGTATATTCTTACTAAATTAAATATACTATTCCTAGTTTCATCTCTAAACGCATGTTCAGTAGTTCTTGGAAATTGTCTATAAAACTCATTTAATGCGTCGTGATCATCTTTTAATCCATCCGCTTCGTTCTCCCAGTGCTCTACTATCCCGTAATCTATTAATTCTCCATCTGGTCCGAGCACATCATTATCTGGATTATCGAATACTGGATACCCGTGTTCATCAATAAATCCCTCGTAGTTCCATTCCATTGGGATAAACAAAGAGTATAAACCAGACTTTGTTTGGCCATTTCTATTTCTTGAAGTGACATCTGACGAGTCGTATAATTTTTTAAAATTGTCTCCACCCTTATCTAATGCGTTTGAAGTTGAGCCCATCATACATTTACCAACAATCCTACTACCTAATCGTAAACATGTTTTTGTAACTCTCCAGTTATTTAATATATTATCGGGTCTCTCCCATTTACCACTTTCATCATGTACTAGTAGATTGAGTTTTTCTCCATCATAGCTATTATCACCAGTGTTTCTCCAATCAATAGTTGTATCTAATCCTTTAATATCTTCGAGCTTTTCGTTTGTTGTAATCTTTTTTCTCGTAAACTTAGAAGCGGGAACACGATAAGCTAACTCAGATTTTGGACGATCCATTCCATCTTGTATAGGTTTGAAGAAAAACGGGTAGTTAATACTAATTGGAACAACTTTATCTGTAAACATTTTCTTAGCATCATTACCACTTTTTGATAATATACCATATCTAGCATCACTAGCAAGTGTAGCTAAATTAACGGATTCAGCGCTTGACATAAAGGAAAATCCTGATCTACGATTTTTTAGATAGCATATTCCATAACATCTCTTATCTGCTTTACACGCTTCCCAAAATATAAAGAATAATCTATTTGCCTCTCTATAGTCTGGAGCTCCAACATCGATCTTACTCCACTGTAAGTACATATAATGTGTACCAGTTATCCAAGTTGGTTTACCATTATTTACAAACCAAAATCCTTCTTCTCTTCTTCTAAATTCTTCGTCTATATAATCATACCACTGATCTTTTAGTTCTTCTGGGTAATTCTTCCAATCAAATATATTTTTTAAACGTGACAGTTCTTTTGGTTGATCAAACTTCACCCATTTGTTTTTCGGATGCTTATATACTTCTTTTGGTGGTTTAGGTAGTGCTATAACTAAATTTTGTATTTCTATAATTTCACCTATAATACCATTGCGAGAAAGTACGATTAAGTCGTGTTCTTTGTTATAACCATACTTCCACTTTTTACCTCGATTCATTCTAGTGATCGTGGTCTTTTTTATGGGTTCTACTGTCTTAACTAAACTTTGCTTGTACATTACTTAGATCTACCTTCTGCGAATCCTTTAAAGACTTTTTTCTCTGCCTCTTCAGGTGTCTTGCCTTCCAAAAGGTTTTCTTCTTCTTGAATTCTGTTAAGTATTTCGAATGCGTCAAATATTGCTAGTTTTTTAGTAGCCGCGGCGTTCTTTAATCTATCTGCTGATATATCGTCGTCTGAATCTACAATCGGTTCCTTCGCAACTTTTATCAGTTCTTCAACTGCTTTCTGCCCAGCTTGGATTATATTCTTCTTCGTTTCCTTGGTATTCATATTTAATTGTAATAAATTTTGTCATAACTCTATATAGTCTCTTTCCATCAATTATAAACTCGTATGTTGAAAAAGGTGTAAATCCTACTAGATCTCCTTTTTCGTAAGAACCATCAGTATGCTCAATAATACCGATACACGATTCTTCTTGGTCTACTCCTAGATATTTTCTTTCCTTAATAGGTTGTACAAAACAATATCCCTTTGTAGCTCTCCATTCAGATTCTTTAAATCTACTCCATCTAGCAGGTCTTCTATACAAAAATATTTGATCCTCTTTTACTAAATAAGTACCTTCATTAAAATAACTTCTACTATTTCTTTCTTTACCCTTAATGTCATGCCATCTTCTAAATACGTTGTGATGAGTTATAATGACATCTCCAGGTTCTATTTCTGTTTCAAAAGCCGTGGGAACAGATTTAACAATAGCTTGTCTGTTCACGAATTGGTGATTATAAATCTCAGTATTAAGTATCAATTCCGAAGATCCGACTTTAGTAGTATTGTTGTATCTGTCTCCCTTTGGTTCTATTACAAAGTCAAAAGGTGCTTTCATTGAAAAAAATCTGCGAATTTTTTTGTAATCCCTCCTTCAGAATAATTTTGTGCTAGTTTTGTTCTTGCCCAATCAACATTCCCATCTTTATCTCTAACCTCAATTCTTATCTTTCCATTTTCTTCCATATAAGGAAATGCTCGGTACCCTTCACCAAGATCAGGAACGGGGTATCCTTCTTCCTCATATTTTTCATACATATCTTGATATTCGCTAAATTTTTCCTTAACAACATTAGGAACCAAACCACTAACCGTAGAAGTAAATTTATTGACGCCAGCTCCTAGTAAATCTAATCCTTTTTTAGCAATTCTAGCCTCGGAAGTATGATGACTTTGTAAAGGTGAACTACCTATTTCTTTGAATGATGATCCTTGCGATCTTAATTTAAAAGGTCCTTTTTTCATATTTTTAATATTCTAAGTTATATTCTATAGATATAGCCATATTCTTATTAAAGTCTTTCCAGGGTAAAACATCTTTATTTTTTCTAATATAAATAGAATACTTGTCATCCTCTTCTATAATATCACATATTTTATGCCCACCATAAACTTCTTGCCCAACAGCGTAATGCATAGCGTCGTTTTTATAATCTTTGCCTACTGTAATTTTTCTAATTAGTTTCATTGTAGTTAATTGAACCGTCTGCTATATTAATATCATCAGTATTATATGCTGTTTTAAATTTACCTCTCATTAAAACTAATTCATCGTTTAATCCAGCTAAATTATGTAGTATAGAATGTTTTTGGGACTCTACTTGTCCTACTTGTAGATGATGTCTATTAATATTATTTATAAGTTCTTGTAGTGAATTTAATTCTTCATTAGTTATTTTTGAAGGCTTCTTTGCCTTCACTTTTTTTGTTTTTGCCATTTTATTTAATTTAAGTTAATTATTTATTTATGCTCTTTTTATGTAATCAGGTCTTGGAGCTACATAACATATACAAGCACCACTATCCAACTCTACGTAATCCCACATTCCATATATAGTCAAACCTGCTGGAAATGATTGGGCACCAATTACTTTCCCGTCGTCATCACCGGCATCTGTAACAGCGCCCCAGTCGTCATCTAGCGTTTGTGTATCTTCCGACGATATAAAATGAGTATCACCCATTCCTAATTTTACTCCTCCGTCTAAAATACACAAACCCGCAGGATCTGTACTAAAAGTTGAAGCTTCAAGAAAAGATATTGCACAAACGTAGTATTTAGCATTTGCCCCATCTAAATCTATTTTTGATCCATCTCCATCTAAGTAAGTTGATCCGTGATAAAATAGCTCATTACCTGAGCCTCCATGTATTGCCATAATTTTTATTTTTTTGTTTTTTCTAGTGATCTACCGCCAAAATAAGCACCGATCACGGTTATTAATACTATTTGTAATAAGTCTGTCCATTTTTCTTCAACTACAAAGCTAATCGTACCAGCATCGATAAATATCATTAATACTGTACTTATAACTAAAAACGCTAAAGTCATTGGTCTTATATTTTTACTCAACCAAGAATCGGATTGCATATCTGCTTTCCAACGGTCAGTTATTTGTTTCTCCATCTCCACTTCGTGATTGGAGATTAATTCTTTCATTTTTAATCTAGCGGCTAACTTTTCTTCTTTCGATGTGTGTAAATCATCTATTACGTTACCTACACCTTCTACAAGATCTTTAGTTCCACCCGAAAATATTGTACTTAATATATTTGGCATAATTTAATATTTCTCTGGATCTTCTTTACTATATATTTTAGCAGGAGTTGCTTCTACCCAACGTCCTGGTTTTGGTTCAGCTCTCCATTGTGGATTTTCCATCCATGAAGGAGTTGGAAATCTATTGTATATGTCACTTTTTTCTTCTTGTTCGAAAGGAGAACGCATTTCCATTGGACCTCCAACTCCACCTATCGTTTGTCCTTCAGCTGTATCACCAGGCACGCCAATTCCTCCTCCTTCTATTTCTCTTTCTTCTGCAATACTATCTATTACTAAATAACCTTCTGGGTGTTGTTTATAGTTATAATCCGTAGATCTATTTTTTGGATCATACCATTCATCAGGATCTTTTACTTCCACTTGATCTCCATTAGGGTGGTCAAACATTAATATACCGTCTTCCATGTACATCTTTTCAGTAGGCATTGTTTTCATTTCTCCTGGTTGATCTTCCATAGTAGAAATTGGTCTTCCTTGTTCGTCTACACTTCCTTGTGGTGTCTCTGCTTCCAAAGGAGATTTTTTCATTAGAACTCCTGAAGTAGTTGGATCTGGAATTGGTTGAGCTACTGGTTGAGCTACTGGTTGAGCTACTGGTTGAGCTACTGTTTGTTGTACGGGTTGCGCAACAGGGCCTGCATTATGTTGGCTTAATGCCGCTTGATCTGCGGCTTTCCGATCTCGCATTCTTTGAAAGAAATTCGGAAACATTCCACCACCCACACCTGTAAATGGCATCATGCCGCCGCCGCCGCCGCCGCCGCCAAATAAACTACCAATACCTCCCACAGCACCTTTTAATATATTGCCGAAAAGTTTATTAGGGCTACTTCCTGGCGTCGCCATTTGAAAAGCAGATGATTTAGCTCTACCGTCTGTTAATCCAGCTTGTTCTAAAGCTTCTATACCTGGAATATTGTTTTTCTTTTTCCAATACTCCATATTTTTCATTACTTTTTTATCTTCCATATTTTTCATTTTTTTAATTTTTTAACAGCAGCATCACCTGCTTTATAGGCTGTTTTTTCCCAAGGAAATCTTCTGTCTCCTTCGTATGACCACTTACCGTTGTATTTTATTTTACCGTTCTTACGTTCGTGTTTTTTACCCTTGTATTCTATATGATCGTCTGAGTAAGCTAACAATCCACTATCCATATCTTTCATGTGTTTACCTTCGTGGGCAATAACTTCCGCTTCTTCTATGCTACCGTCTTCGATGTTTTTGTCTACAAAAATAGTGCCATCGTTATTAGCTTCACCAGCTATGCCATCATCTAGTTCTGTTTTTATAACGGTAAAATCTTCTTCTATACTAGCTTCAGGTTTTTTAGGTTGTTTACCAAACAACAACTCAGCCCTAGGTTTCATTTTATATCCCATATTATTTATTTCTCATTGCTTCTAATTCTGCGGGAGTAAGTTTAGAGTAATCTATCTTCTTTGTTTCTATTACAGGTTTATCATATGTTTTGCCATCTCTAACTTCAGTTGCTTTCTCAAAATCTTTATAAGCTCTGTTTCGTCTTCTTTTTTCTCTAGCTTTTTTACTCCAAGGCCACATAAGTTTAACTGGAGAATTATTCATTTTAAATGCCATATTATCTGTCTTTGTCTTTTATCATATCATCTATAGATTTATTGTAAACCTTATCTGTATATGATTTGTTATTATAAAATTTGCTTCGTTCTGATGTTGGTAAATCTTCATCACCTAGAAGCACTCTATATATTCTACTTATTAATTGAGAACATTTGAATGATGTTTTGAAAATACTATACTTTATAGTAGTACGATTCCTATGTCTCCAAGTATCTATCCAACCATCTCTTCGTAATCTCTCCCAACGGTTCTTATCCCATGAATATGTATAAACCCCGTCTATAAACTCTTGTCGTGTAAATCTTTCTTTACAATCTAAATAAATTAATAATTCTAAATCTGCATCTTTTAATCCGTAAGTCTTACAAGCCCACTTTCTTGTGAGCCTGTAATACTTAAGGATATTCATTTCACGCAAATCTTGCGCGGTTAGTCTCATTCAAATTACGGAGTAGTATCAAGTGTAATTGTACCACAAGCTGTAATACCAGAATGACAGTAAACACTGTTAGCATCGTCAGCGATAACAATAAGTCCATCAGAATGAGGACCTTCGTTTATCTTCTGTACAATAGCTTTAAGAGCAGCTTCTTCTTGCCCAGCTGTTACGGTTAAACCAACACTAGAAAGTAATGTCCCAGTCCCCGTTCCTGTAAAATAGATTTCTATCGTTGCTGTACCAGCGTCAATAGCGTAAATCCGATCAGCTGGAAATGCAGTTACATCATCTGCGCCTGTTTGAAAATAAAGTATCTTTTTCATTTTGTTTGATTTTTTTGTTAATAATTAGGTTAATTGTTTGTTGTTTTGTGTTTGTGGTTCTGGGATTATGGTTTAGGTCTAATCTATTAATACAACGTCCATTTGTTTTATAACGCCGTAAAATTTATCTTTATGCTGGATTCCATGTCCAGCGTGTTTATCGTAGTATATCACATCGCCTTCTTCTATCCCCTCGACGATGTTTCCAATAGATATTACTTTAGCTTTTAAGTACCTATTGTCAGTATCTGTTTCTTCTGTAAGGATCAATCCACCTACTTTTTTCGGCTCATCCTTTATCATGTCTATTATAAGGTAGTTGTTAACTGCTTTCATCGACTCTTATATTAGATATCACACAATTTGCTGAGATTATAGTGGAAACGACGGAGATTGCATTCTTTAATGCTGTTTTAGTTACTAACAAAGGATCTATGATACCGAAATCAACCATATCCACAGTATTACCACTAATAACATCAATTCCGTGGCCTTTACCTTTTGGTGTTTCATAATCTTCTATACCAGCATTATGTAGTATTGTTTCGAACGGTGCTTGTATTGCATTTAATAGTATTGTTTCTCCAACGTTTTCAGGATCGATGCATTGGGAAGCGTTCAACAGAGCAATTCCACCGCCCGGAACAATACCTTCCTTTAATGCAGCTTTAGTGGCGTAAATCGCATCTTCAACTCTATCTTTTTTTTCTTTCAATTCTACTTTAGAATCCGCTCCTACACGTATAATTCCCACAGAACCGGATAACATGGCTAATCTTTGTTCTATAAATTTCTTTAAAAATCCGTTCTTTTCGTTTTTCTTTATTTTTTCTACTTCTTTTATTCTTTTTGTAACATCTTCTGTAGTTTCAAACGTAGTAATTACAGTATTTTTACTATCTGTAACAGATTTTTCTACTTCTCCAAGGATATCTAGTGAAATTCCATCTAAATCATCACCAAGTTCCTCATTAATCACTTTAGCCCCGGTTAAAATTGCTAGATCTTTTATCGTATCTTGCTTCGTTGGCCCAAATCCTGGTAAATCAACTACATTAATTTTGATATTCCCTTTAACTTTGTTCATTAAAAGAGCACTTTTCACTTGTTGACTAACTTGAGCGACAATTAATAGTGATCTATTATTTTTTATAACAAATTCTAATATGTTTTGTATCTTTCTAACGTTTGGGATTTCCGATGCAACTATCAGTATGAGAGGATTCTCTAGTATAGACCTTTGTTTGTCTGTATCGGTGATAAAGTGTGGTGAAGTAAGTCCAGATTCTATTTGTACGCCGTCTACAACTTCGACATAAGTGTTTTCAGTATCTGATCCTTCCATCAGCACTACCCCGTCTTTCC